GCACTAGAATCACAATCTGGTCCGCTCATCAATACGCTTTCATACGCCATGTCAAACGCCATAGAAGCAGCATTTAGGACTATGCTAGAAAACATATACACAGATCAAGACTTCGAAGAAGACATTGGACTAAGGGAGAAGAGATGAGACAGATCAACCAGAGCGGCATTGACCTGATAAAAAGTTTCGAAGGTTTACACTTAACCGCTTACTTAGACATGGTAGGGGTTCCCACCATCGGATATGGCTCCACTATTGGAGTCACTAAGGCGGATGTCGCTTCAAGTCGTACGATCACCGCTGCACAAGCAGAACAGATGTTGCTGACAGAACTAGCAGGACACGAAGAAGCAGTGTCTCAGTGCGTCACGGTTGATCTAAACGACAACCAGTTCGCGGCCCTTGTATCTTTTGCCTTTAATCTTGGAAACGGTTCCCTGCGGTCCAGTACGCTTCTAAAACTGCTCAACTCCGGTGACTACACTGGCGCTGCTGGCGAATTTCCTAAGTGGGACCACGCTGGCGGTCAGGTCGTAGACGGCCTACTCAGACGCCGTCTTGCCGAACAGGCCCTGTTCAACCAGCCCGTTTCGTGATCGTGGTATAATAAAAATGAACGTACCCGCGTAGCTCAGCGTAGAGCGGGTTGCGGACTTCGGTCTGCGATGCGTGCGTTGGTTCAACTCCAGCCGCGGGTGCCATCTTAACAAGAGAAAGATATGCTTTAGATTTGTAAGCCTCCATAATCTCCAGAAGTTCTTAAGTGTTCAATAACTTTAACTTTTAACGGAGAAAACAATGAGAGAACAAATCCTAAAGATGAAACTCGAGCTTAAAGAGCTAGCTCAGCTCATCAAAGAAAAAAAGAAACAGAGAAAAAACAAAGACATCACTGGCGGGTCAGGTTATGTTCCTGGTCTTAACAACGCTAGGATTGCGTACAGACACAAGCACGTTGCCTACTGTCTAGCTAGAGGGAAAACTCTAGAGCAGTGCGATAGTGGTGTAGGTCTTGACATGGAAGTTGTCCAGTGGATACTCAGGACTATGAATCCTGAGTCTAAAGAGAAGCTGTATGTCATCGTCAGCGAGAAGCTGCACCCTTCGCAGCAGGCAGTTCAGGCTGGTCACGCTGTTGCTGAGTTCTTGAGAAAGAACAAGTATACCCAGTGGTCCAACGGACACCTCATATACCTGAAGGAAGCACCAAGGTACGATGGCAATATGAGACCCTATTACGGGTTAGAGTACGGAGCAGGCGAGTTTGCTCAGTTCACTGAACCTGACCTTGATAATAAGGTTACAGCGTACGCTGTGTTTGGGCCCACAGCAGAGAAAGTCTTAAAACCGCTCAAACTGGTATAAGATGATAGTGTGCAGCAGTACGGAGAGACGTACCGAGTGAGAGGCATGGCGAAGGCTGACCATACTTTAAGTTCCTCCCTGTGGATAGGGTGTGCCAGGAAACTGACGACACCTGATTCCGAAGTGCGAGAGGTCAGAGCTGCTCCTGTGCAGCCTGCACACATAAACCTGAATCTAAAAAATTGCATGCTTGCTGAGTGATTGCAGAAGGCAGTTAATCGGACGAATTGCGGTCCAGCTACCGAGCATACAATCTAAATACAAAGTGGATGCATGAAGAAGTTATTTTTGACGACTTTATTGTTAGCAGGATGCACTTATCCAAGGACGCGAGTGGGAATCATCCATGACTACATCTTCGAGAACGCACAGAAGTTGTGTGAAAGTCATCAAGGTCTTCACTATGTTGTCGTTAAGAACACTATAGTGTCTGAAAGATCTCAAGGTAACATCGGTTTTCCAGATTATCCATGTCAGGAAATCTTCTACTTCAGATGTCAAGATCAAACCATTATTCCATTTGAAAATGGAATTGGCTACTGTTTCATACCTGAAAGTCAACTAAAAGAAACTTTAGAAAATAAGTAGTTACTATGCTTCCATAGCTCAGAGGCAGAGCGGGGATCTCTAAAATCCTGCGTCGGGGGTTCGAGTCCCTCTGGAAGCGCCATATTTTTCTAGGGCGGCTAGTTCTTCACTCCTAAATTTTAAGAAAATCTTACTTGCCCTCGCTTCACGCAGCAACGCTGCGTGAACAGCGCGCTTGCGCGCCTAGTGGATTTACTGGATTTTCTAAGAGGATAGATAAGATTAAGCTTGGCGGGCGGTGAATACTACTTTATGATACCCGGAACGCATATCTTTTTTACTCTGAAAAAAAATAAATTTTGACCGTCACTCAGTTTTCTAAGCACGTATAATCGCAACATGGATACAAAAATCATGTTTAATCCCCCAAATGTTGACGTTTTCAAGAATGTCCGTGACCAATACTTCAAGATAGAGTGTGAGGTTATGGCAGAGGGAAAGTTGCCCTCAAAGAAGAACAAGACTGATGCTGGTTTTGATCTGTTTGCGACAAGCGACATCACAATTTACCCAGGACAAGTACTCAAGCATCCGCTTAATATTCGACTGAAACTTCCCAGAGGAACTTGGGGTGAGATCACCTCGAAATCAGGGTTAGGTGCGCAAGGGCTTCTCGTGTACGCTGGTGTCATAGATGAAGAATACCGAGGGATTCCACACGTCATCATGTCGAACATCAACTTAATCCAGGGGTTGGATCCAGACGGATTACCTCTGATGCGCACGACGCCTATTGTTATTGCAAAAGGAAGTAAACTAGCGCAGTTGGTGATGAGTCCATATTCTTCTGAATTCTTTATTGAACAGATTGATCACGTAGACTTAAATACTTCTAGGGGTGAAGGTGGTTTTGGAAGCACTGGAAAATAAAACCTGCTCTAAGTGTAAAATAGAGCAATCAATTGAAGAATTTTATATTAGAGCTGATGCTCCACATAGAAGAGCGTCGCACTGTAAAAGTTGTAAACATTTGCGTTATAAAGAACGCATGAGAGACGATGCATATCGTCAAAAATATATCAAAAACTCGCAAAAGTGGCAAAAAGCTAACCCGCTCAGAGCCAAGTATTTAATTGCTAAGTCGAATGCATTAAATGATAATCGTAGAAGAACCATAGATTTTGAGTTAACTTTTGATCAATGTGTTGAGCTCTGGAACAAAGGTTGTTTTTATTGTGGCACTGAATTGCTTACTAAAAGTGGTTCTAGTTTGGATCGACGTAATAATAACTTAGGATATGATTGGGTAAACGTACTTCCTTGCTGCGGTGACTGTAATAAGATTAGGAATACAGTTTTAACTGTAGAAGAAACCAAGATTGCGGTTGACGCCGTTTTAGCATACAGAAAAACTTTTTCAAACCGAGTATAATGTTCCCTACTGGAGCTACTATACTTGGATAACCTTTCTACCCTCTTCAATACAAGCGTAAGAATACACAACTTAGACTCTATGCATCCTAGCTCAGTGTGGCCAAGAAACACTGAGGTTTGCATCACCCGCGTTCCTATACGCAAGCGCGATGGATATGACCCTGATAAGTTCAAGGCATTTGCTGAGCGCCTTAAGACCCACATGATACCCAATGGCATAGTGTTCCTGATATGTTACGCTCCCATCGAAGCTAAATGGCGTCCGTTCGAGATTGCTAAGACTATGGTTGACTCTGGATTTACTCATGTAGATAACATAGTAGTCAAGAAGACCTGGTTTCCTGGAAAGCGCTCAGAGACAAACTTAGTAAACTCTCATGAGTATGTTCTTCACTTCTGCAACGGAGAAGTTTGGAAACTAGATCGTCTTCCGATAAGACAGTACTTAAAAACTCAAGATGAGACTTCTTGTCCAGGAAATACCTGGGAGATAGAGACCGGTTCTTTGGATGAATCTTATCCTGTAGATCTAGCTGAACTCCTCATACGTATGACCGATTGTCTTCCTGGTTCTGTTGTGTTTGATCCTCACTGCGGTGGAACTGGCTCTCTTAAGGCTGCACTTAAACTTGGTCATAGTTTTTACGGCTTTGAGAATGACCCAAAGCAGATTAAGAAGTACGAGAAGGTGGTAAAAGAATACCATAAGGAAATGGACAATGCTGTCAGATCTAAATCAACAAATCAACGACGTAAGAATAAATGAGCTTAAATGGGGAGCAAGCGGTATTGTTTACAGTTTGCCTCATTTTCAGCTAGATAATATCTATCCAGTCTTTGAGAAATACTTCAACCTTGAAGCAAAGAAAGTGATGATGACTAAGGCTGATGGCTTTGTTCATTCTTACTACGATGATGATGTCTCGACAAAAAATCTCGTGAAATTATTTAGTTTGTTTGGGTTAAAGTCTGCAGAGAAGTTATATAAGAACGGAATGATACGTTTTGTCAGAACGGCCACTGTAAGTGTTTTTGCTATTCGTTGCTATCGCTACGAGTTAGTTAAAGCTGTTGAGCGAATGATAGCCTGCATTAATCATTTAGCCGATAAGGGATTTTTATTAGCTTCTATGATTGAGTTGGGTGTGATAAAATTTGAATCAGTTCCGCTAAAACCTGATGAAGTTGCAGTTTTGTCATATATAGTTTTAACTGCTAGCGGTAAGGAATATGTTCAGGCAAACTTGCCGAAGTTGTTGGCTGTCGAAGGAACTATGCCAGCAAGATTAGAGGAATGGTGAGAAGTGTTAGAAGTTGTACAATTTGCAACACAAATCAGACTACAAAATGGTTTAGCGGTCCATTATGTAGAAAGTGCTATAGACAGCAACCTTCTGTTCGTGAAAGAGAACTTATCGCAATGAGGAACTATAGATCCTTAAATAGAGAAAAGATTTTATGTAAAAAAAAGGAATGGCGTCAGAGACATTCTAATTATGATAGTGTTAGATGTAAACACGACGTTGAGTTTCGTTTGAAAAAGCGTTTAAGAACTAGACTTTGGCATGCCATGAAACATGATTGGAAAACTGGTTCTGCTGTTCACGATTTAGGTTGTTCAGTGGCAGAACTTAAGATATATTTAGAATCTAAGTTTGAACAATGGATGACGTGGGAAAATTACGGTCCATATAGAAAAGACGTAAAAACGTGGAATGTAGATCATATTATTCCGTTAGATGCGGTTGATTTAACTGATTGTGATCAACTTAAAAAGGTCTGCCATTTTACTAATTTGAGACCCTTAGAGTCTAAGAAGAATTTGATAAAAGGAAATCGTCGTGATATTTGAAAAAAGTAAAGCTAAAAGTATTGTTTCTAATAGAGTAGAAATAAAAAAAATAGTTCAAAATACTATGGAACAAATGGCTACTATAGTTGGAGCAACGTTAGGACCAGGTGGAAGACCAGTACTTTTAGAGCGTGACGGTTTAGCTCCTTTAGTAACTAAGGATGGCGTTACTGTAGCTAGGCAAATTGGTGTAGCAAACGCTGAAGCAAATGTGATAGTAGAAACTGCAAAAGAAATTTGCTTGCGTACTGCTAAAAGTGCTGGCGATGGTACAACTACTGCTATCGTTCTTGCTAGTGCTTTGACTCGATACGGTCTTGAGTTTCTAGACAGTAATCCTAAGTATAATCCACAGCGTATGGTAAGTGAACTTAATGACTTGTACTCTAATGTCATGGTTCCGTTCTTGAAGAAGCATGCGAAACCGGTGAGAGAGCGCCATGAACTTATCAACGTGGCTACTATCTCTGCTAACGGCGATTCTTCTATTGCTGTAGCGGCAGTGGATGCTGTTATAGCAGCAGGTGAAGATGGTCAAG